CCTGTGCGTCCATGTATGTGTCATTTACACTTAAAATTATGCACTCCATCTTGCACTACCGTATTCCTCCCCATTACGGAATTTCTTTTTGTTTTTTGACTTAATGTACATGATGAGTTTCATTATGAGTGCAACTGCTACGCCAAATCCCAAATCTATCACATTGAAACTCGGAATTACCTGTGCAAAAACAACGCCTAGGTTATTCATAAATGGCATCATTTTTTCAGAGATTCCGTTACCTTCGGCTGTTCGATATGCAAGTGAAATCAAATCACCTGCGTATCCAAATATAACAAATGGCAGCCAACTCAATATCGTTTTCTTTACTTTTTTGCTATTCATTATTTTCTCCGAAGTCAAAGTCAAGTGGCTTTGTCGGCATTAAAGAGCCATGTCCTTTGATTTTTCACGAACTTTTTCTTTCTTTTTCGGCTCTTGCTCTTGAATACGCTGTGCATTCTCACGCAGCTGCTGTCTTGTTACTGTCGGCTGCTTCTCAATGTCTTGCTGTTTTTCATTTGCATATTCAGTAAAAGCACGCTTGAAATTATCTGTCTTTCCAGATTCAAACATCACATGAAATTCGCCAGATGCTGAATCGTGTTTTATTGCAAAGTCAATATCATATTTTTTTGCGACAGACAAAAAATCTCCGATATTTTTATCTGACACTTCAATAGATTCCAACTTTCCACCATGTTCTGTTGCACGTTTATTCAATTGGCGAACAGAAATCTTACCTTTCTTTTCTGCATTTCCGCTTAAAAAGGTTTTCATCATCTCTTTCATTATGTCTGATGTAAGTTCAGTTGCTTGTTTGGAAAGAGAAAGTGTCTTTTTTAAGCCTTGTTCCATGTCAGAAGCCATAGAATGTCCTCCTTATCTACGCATAATATGATTTATTTCATACTGCGTGTGAAACGGACAGTCTTCTGTGCTTTGCAGCCATAAGCGAAGCTTTAAAGCAAACTTTCTGGCGGTTTTTACATCAGTTATCACTGCAATTGTCACAATTTCACCATTGTTGATTTCAGCCAAAACGCTATATGATTTCATTTGATTTTGTTCAATTCGCAGCGAAACAATGTTTTCCTTGCACAGAATACGGTTGAACTCAGTCAATAAAAGCTTTTCGGTTTTAACAGTTTTTACAACTTCCCTCATTCTTTTCATCTCTCTTTTTAATCGGGCATCCGGAGCAAATTTCCTGTATCTGAATTTCCAGACAACCAGTTAATCAACGTTGCCAAGGCTTGTTCCATTTGAATTCCAGTGTCGTAAACACCAAGAATTACAACGTCTTCATTGTCAACAACTTCTGCGACAATTGCATACGCCATTTTTTCTTCATCTGTTTCTGTATCCACCACGGTTGTATTTTCCATTGTGAATATGGAAATGACGTTTGCGTAATTGACTAACATTTTGTCGTTTGTTCCCTTTGGAATAATGGTCATGCTCATTTTTGATTCCTCCATTTTTTTATTTTCAACCGGAAATCCAGTTGATAGCGTAGTAATTATCCGGTACACATGTCATGGTGGACAAGGTTATCATAAAAACCCTCCATTGAAATGGGAGCATTGTATAACGCTGTCAGTAAATAATTTTGCCTTGCTGTGATTTTGGCGGAGTTTGCCTTTAAGCAGTCTAAAACATACATGATATGTTCGGAATTGAGTTTTGAATACATAGAACGAACTATTTCTGTATCCATATCCATACCGTTAATGTGAATGGATTTTTGTGTTGTACAACGTACAAAGCTAATCATATGAATGAGTTCATTCACTTGCTCAGCATTGTATATTAAATGCCCTTTAGAGTTAGTCGTTTGCAGTATAATATCTGCTTCTATCTGTTCTTCGACCAATTGTTTTGTCTGTTCCCATTCAATCTTATCAATCCATCCCTTTTTATCTTCATTCTTTGAGATAGATTGATTGATAGTTAATAAATCAGTATTTGATTCTTTGGTACTTGATAGTTTTGATATTTTATATACATCGTGGTTTTCCGCATGTGTTTCATCCACATTTGGGTTTTCCCGATATGGTGTTTCCTGTTCTGGTGTATCCTCCAAAAAAATCGGTTCATCGCTTATAGAATATTCCACGTCAAGAAATCTCCCATTATCAGCAAATATTCTTTGCCTGCGTAAATATCCGCATCTTTCTAATTCTTTGAGAGCCGAGGAAACTTTCGTTTCACCGTCAGGAACGATGCTTGCCAAGCCTTTAATGGAAAAACTAAAAGAATCAGACATGGACAACATGGTCAAAAGTAAACCTCTTGCTGTTAGCCCAAGGCTTTTATCTCGAATAAATTCGTTATGAACCACTGTGAAATCCTTCTCCATTTTCTTTGTTAGTCTTGCCATTCTTACCACTCCTTTCTGAAAAAACGTCCCTCGAAAAAACCGAGGAACGTTTTCACTGTAAAAGTTGATTTTGATGATGATTTCACTTTTTATATGAAAAGCAAGCATAAAACAAAAAAACAAAACAAGGAGAAAAAAGAATGCCACACAAAAAAACGGCGTTCCTCGATTTTTTCGAGAAACGCCGTTTGATTTGGCATTATTCAATTATATCAATCTGTCTGCGGTTGTTTTTTCGTGTAAAATTTTTGTGAAATTCTGTTCCCTATCAAAATTACAGGTAGTATAATATTAGCATTAAATGAAGCAAAACTGTTTTACAATCTATGGAATTACTCTTGACATTTGTTTTAAGGAAGTTTATAATTGATATGATATCGTCGTTTTATACAGAAAGGAAAAATGCAAATGAGCAGTAACAATGACTTTGAAATTGAAAATGGTGTACTGGTAAAGTATACTGGTGCAGGCGGAGATGTTGTGATTCCGGACGGGGTGACTAGTATTGGTGATTGGGCGTTTTCGAGGTGTGAAGGTCTGACTAGTGTCACAATGCCGGATAGTGTGACTAGTATTGAGGATCATGCGTTTTGTGAGTGTACAAGCCTGACAAGTATTGTAATTCCGAACGGCGTGACCACTATTGGAGATTATATGTTTCATAGTTGTAAAAGTTTGACCAGCGTTACGATTCCTGACAGTGTGACTAGTATTGGAAAGTGTGTATTTGTTGATTGCATAAGTTTGACCAATATCACAATTCCAAATCATGTGACTAGCATTGGAGATTGGACGTTTTATAAATGTACTAATCTAATCAGTATCGCAATTCCAGATGGTGTGACTAGTATTGGAAGTGGTGTATGGAATAGCTGCGAAAGGCTGACTAGTGTTAAGATTCCCGACAGTTTGAACAGTATTGGAAATTGGGCATTCGCCTGTTGTAAAAGTTTGACCAGCATTATGATTCCGAAGCGTGTAATCAATATTGTAGAAGCGGCGTTTTGGGGGTGTGAAAGTCTGACCAATATTAAAATTGCGATTTCTGATGAAAAGTTCCTGATTGTTGGCTATTATATTGAAGTGGAAAAAGATATTGTTGCGGTGAAAGAAATGCTGCGAACCGGAAAAATGGACACAGAGGTGAAAATGCCGCTGTGTATGAAATTTCAGATGGCTGTAGAAATGATCGACTTGCACGACAACGCAGAAGCTAAGGCGTATGTGAAAAAGATGCTTACCAAGGGCGTGAAGATGCTGATCGACAGCGGCAATCTGGAACTGATTCAGGTGCTTCTGGGAAAGACGGATTTTGTTACGAAGAAAAACGTGGACAAGTATATTCAGTATGCCATTGACCAGAAACAGCAGGAGATTTATTTGGACTTGATTCGCTATAAGAATGCGATCATGGCATAACAATAATTGGGAAAAACGACGAAATTATGCGTGTGATTTGGGCGTGTTGGCATAGGATTCTGCCGTAGAGCGTTGATTTTTATGCGGATACGCCTGAATTTTGCTTTTGCAGGAGCAATGGTAATTTGAAAGATACAACTTTTTCAATTTCGTTTTGGGCTTATATAATTGCTGAATTGCACTTTACGAGTTGATTGCACCTTATATTTATAAATTTAATGCTGTAGAACTTTTTTATTTTTTGAAATTAGAAAAATGGTTGACATGCGACGTAAAATGTGGTATACTAATTAAGTCGGTACGAGAGGTACAGACGAAAGTATATCGCGGGATGGAGCAGCTCGGTAGCTCGTCGGGCTCATAACCCGAAGGTCGTCAGTTCAAATCTGGCTCCCGCAACCATTTATATGTACGCCTACTTCAAGGTCACAGTCACCATTGGAGTGGGCGTAAATTTTTACCATGGACTTGCACACCTGTTTGGTGTCGGTGTCCAGACGCTCCATGGCGTTCTGGAACAGCTGCACCAGCTTTTCCACGCTGACCGGATTATGCTCTGCACCACGCTGGATCATGTCCTCCAGCTCCGACTTCCGCACGCGCAGCCGGAACATTTCCTCCTGCAATTCCGGATAGTCAATGCCTTTGAGGATCGCCTTGGTGCCGTTGTTCAGCTGGAAAATGATGTCCGCTAGCTCCTTCCGCTCTGCTTTCAGATCAGCTGTAGCACCGTTGATCTCGTCGGCGATCTGCTGTGCCATCTGCGAAAAGTCCACGTTTGCAAGGTAGTGCTTCAGATTCTGCACCACGAATGCCTCCAGCTCCTCCGCATTGATGTTCTTGGCGTGGCAGGTGTGGTTCCGGTACTTGTTGCCGCAGCAGTAGTACCGTGTGGAATAGCCACGCTTGTTGGTGGACGTATGCCCTACATAGCTGGCACCACATTCTGTGCACTCGATCAGACCGGAGAGCAGATAGTTCCGTTTTGCCTTGTTGCACGCCCGCTGTTTCTTGTCATTCATACGCATCTGAACCGCCTCCCATGTGTCCTTGTCGATGATTGCCGGAATGCTGTCCTCGATGCGGACGGCGTTCTCGTTGGGGATATTTCCGGCATACTTGCCCATGATCTTGTGGTGATACTTGCACCAGCTGTACACGCCGATGTACCGCTCGTTCCGCAGCAGATAGTGCAGGCTGTTCTTGCCCATGACCTTGCCACGCCGTCCCCGGACTTCGCCGATGGTGTCCAGAATCTCACCGTAGCTTTTGCCGGCGGCATACATCTGGTATATTGTCCGGACGATCTCCGCCTCTGCCGGCTGGATCACATACCTGCCGTTTTCGTCAATGGTGTAGCCGAAGTTTGGCGTGCCTCCCAGAAACTGTCCGGTCTTTGCCTTGGTGGCGATGCTGTCCATGGACTTCTGGCGGCTGGTGAGGACGTGATGCTGCCCCAGTCCAACGGTAATGAGCTCCGTCAGATAGTCCGCCGGATTGAGAATGTCGCCGATATGGTCCTCTACGGAAATGACCTGAATGTGCAGCAGAGCCATCTGTTTCCGGAAACTGAACCAGTCGGAAACGTCACGGCTGCCACGGCTGATGTCGTAGATCACAACGGCATCGAATTTCCGCTGTGCAGCATCTCGGCAGAGGGACTGGAACGCCGGTCGCTGTGTGTTGGTGCCGCTCATTGCCTCGTCGGCGTAACGGGCGGATACGGTGATGCCGTGGGCATCGCAGTACTCCTCAATTTTCCGCATCTGATAGGCGATGCTGCTGTCGGTCTGATGCTCTGTGCTGTATCGTGCATATGCTGCTGCTTGCATGATATTTTTTTCCTCCTTGTACTTGCAATTTCAGAGGAAATATGCTATAATAGACCTTGTTGTGGAATGGCTATTATCGCAATAGTTTTTCCTCTTGCCGCTTCACGGTTGCCGCCGTGGGGCGGTTTTTTTTATGCGTCCTCTAAATCTGCTTGTTCTAAGGGCTTATCCATAGATTGACTCTGATAATATTGTTCTGCCAGCATTGTTTTTTTGAATTCTGCTGACGGATAATGCTTTAATACAAGTTGTTCCAGTTCATCGATAGATGTGCGGAAGAATTCTTTTCGCAGATTGATTTTATTGACACGCTTATCATTTAGTTCTTGGTGGAGCATTTTTTCCAATCCAACAGCATCATCTGAGAAAATAAAACTGTGGACATCAAAGGAAAATGGAACACTTGCATTACTAAGTTCTTTGATTCTGTCCATTGGTTCCAGTCGCCGTGTCATGCCGACCTTAAAGACATCATCACCAAATGCTCCCAGATTGCTGATAACGTATACGTATCCGGCTTTTCCGTTTTGCAGATTGACAATATCTTCTTTTTTCTTTTGCACTTCTGACAGCTGTTCTTGTAGCTGTTGGATTCTTTCCAGCAAGATTTTAGTTTGAGAATCGTCTGCTGTATCTTGTACACGTTCTTTAAGCTGCTGTATTTCATTTGCATATTTGGATTCTTCTTTTTCTACTTTTTTCTTTTCCGCTTCCAGTGCTTTTCGTTCTTCTTCTTCTTGCTTCATTTGTTCCCGCAAAGCCCGTTGTTCTTCCTTGATCTGTTCTTTTTTGACGTAGTACTCGTATTCTACTTTTACTACCCCAATAAATAGATCCTCGATTTCGGCAATAAATTTTTTCATTGTCGGTGCAATACTCTGATTTCCTTCGACTGCTATTTCATAATAGCGGTTGATAATAGATTTTACGTGTTCAATGGAGCTTTCCAATTTTCCGTAAGAAATCGCATGAAGAATGTTTTGCAGTTCGGCTTCCATCGCAATCACCATAAGCTGATATATCGCAATGTTCGATTTTGTAGTATATCTGCCTTCATAGCGTTGGAAGGTTTTCCGAATGCTACTCTGATAGTGATTGTAAAGTTTCCGCAGGTCTTTTACGCCCATGCAGTTCAATTCGATTTCTACGATCGGCATCAAATCGGCAGGAGTATATACTTCTTCCAGTACGGTATCATTGCTCCTGATATACGCACGATTTGCCGATTTATACGCCGAATACAGCACTTCAGCTTTTTGAATTTTCGCTACACACGCCTGCAGTTGTCCTGCTTTTTCTTCCAGACTTTTGTATAGGGTATGCAGTTCTGATGCTGTAGAATCTAACTTATCCGCTTTTTGAGCGATTTGTTCGTTGGTTTGATTCAGTTTCTTTTCTGAATCAGCGATCTGCTCTTTTAAAGCTTTACTCTTTTCAGCGAGTATTTCGAAATCCTTCTGTTCTTTTGGAATGGAAGAACGAAGGCTTTCAAGTTCTTGTTTAAGATGCTCGTTATTTTCTTGCAGCTGTGCAATTTGTGCGTTTTGTAAAGCAACTGCATTTTGCAGCTGCTGTATCAGTGCTTTCTTTTTTCCGAAGATGCCCACGTTTTTTCACCTCACTCCGCAACCTGTGCCACGCCGATTACCTTACCGCAGCACTTCACATGATTGTACTCGTGCAGGGGAATCGGTGCGTAGTCGTCATTCAGAGAGATCAGACAATCACCGCCGAATTTCTTGATATAACCGTCACCGTCTACCACGAAGATACCGATCTCACCGACTTCCACAGAATCCGCCTGTTCTACCAGCACAATATCTCCGTCGTGGTATGTTGGTTCCATGCTGTTGCCGGAGATCATCAGTCCATAATCCGCACGGCGTGCTGCCGGCGTATCCAGTACGTCCAACCGTTCCATACGTTCGTAGGAATCCAGCATTACACCTGTTCCGGCAGATGCCTTGTATTCGCTGTAGCAGATCGTCCATGTGTGGGGTTGCGTTTGTACAGGTGCAGGAACTGTGCAGCGTTCCGATTCCTCATTCAACACATAATCTACAATCTTTTTTCCGTGGCTATCAAGACCACGGTATTTTTTTACCATTACGATTTCAGGATATGTAAAATCAATTTGCTGCATTTCAACAGCTTCGTGAAAAATGTAGTTTGCATCTGTTTTTAGTGCATCAAAAATCTTGGGCATTAACTCCATTTTAGGATTGCTGACACCGGTTTCATAATTTCCGATTGAGCCCTGTGTTACACCAACTCTTTTGGCAAGCTCTAGTTGGGACATACCCAGTTCTTCACGTCTTTTCTTGATTCTTTCTCCGATACTCATTTGGTCACCGCCTATCAAGTTTGATATATACATTATACCACAAAAAACGCAGAAAGTCAATATGAATATACAAGTAACTTGATATTATACTATGTGCACAAAAAGTAACTTGATAATTCGTATACTTTTGTATCAAAAAAGTTGATTGAAAAGTCTTGACGAATCAAGAATCTTGTGATATAATAAAATTGCAATCAAGAAAATTGATTGAAGCAGTATCCGGCTATAGGGAAAAACGAAACACTCCAAATAAAATCGGATACAAGTTGGTAAAAACCAATCGTTATATATCATAGAAGCGAGGTGAACAACATGGACATTGTAGTGTATAACATCAGACGCATCATGGAAGAAAAAGGTCTGAAGCAGAAGTACGTTGCCGAACGCTCTGGATTCAGCGAGCAGGAGTTCAGTAATATGCTCTGCAATCGTAAGCGAATAAACACAGACTTTATCAATCCGATTTGTGTTGCTCTTGGGGCAAAGCCAAACGACTTGTTCGAACTGCAAAAGCAGTGAGGCAAGACTGTAAGAAAAGGGATAACTGAGGGGGTGAAAAATGGTATGGAGGATTGGCTTCAATACACTTTGTTTATCAGTTGGCTAATCACCATTGCACTTTGTGCTCGGCGTGGCAATTGCAGCAGGAGAGCCTTGTTCTTGCAGGGAGTTCTTTTCGGTTTCTTTTTTTGTTTGCTCATTCTCAAAATAATAATCTATTTTAGGAGTGGAACCGTCATAAACATCTATAATCACATGATTTCCATTTCCAGTAATAGAAATAGCAACCTCGTCTTTTGAACCAACAAAACGGTCAGCAATGGAAAGTGTAGCGTCGATTGTCGGTATCACTGTGGTTATTACTGCAAAAGCGATACCGAGCATCTTTTTCACAGACGGACGGTGAACTTCTTTTTTAGGGACGGAGTTCGCTGCCGCTATGGCGGATGCTTTTACTGTTTCTAACTCGGCGTGGCTCATATTTTCAAGCCGATCTTTCAACTGTTCTCTTGTGATTTCCGGTTGAATTACTGGAAAGTCCAGCGTTTGCATCAGCGAGGTCATGTTTTTTGCAAATTCAAGCATTTCAAGACGGAAACTTTCTTGAAAACACCGAATATTTGGGATTGTATCCTGAATTGCTTGCATTGTGTAATTGAGTTGTTCCATGACCGGCGAGATTTGTACAGTAATATCTTGTGCGAATTTTACCATTCTCTGTGACATCTCTTCCAACTGTTTGGAAATCATGCGAACAGATTCCACGACTTCAGGATCAAGTTCTATTTCATACATATCATTCACCCCCTTCCCGAATCCCATTATACCACACCGGAGCAGGGAATACAACAGAAAGGAAGATAAAACATGAAAGACCTGATTCAAATCCACTACGACAACGCAGACCGCCCGACGGTATCAGGACGGGAACTGCACGAAGCACTGGAAGTCAAGACTGCTTACAAGGACTGGTTTCCGAGAATGTGCGAGTACGGCTTTTCAGAGGGAACAGACTTTTGCTCATTTTTGAGCGAAAGTACCGGCGGCAGACCGTCAACCGACCACCAGCTGACAATCCCCATGGCAAAGGAACTCTGCATGCTCCAGCGGACGGACAAAGGCAAGCAGATGCGGCAGTACTTCATTGCCGTGGAAGAACAGTGGAACAGCCCTGATGCAATCATGGCAAGAGCCCTGCAGCTGTCGAATGCCAAGCTGAAAGAGATGCAGATCACAGTTTCCGCACTGACAGTGGAAAACCAGATCATGAAGCCGAAAGCGGAGTACTTCGACGAACTGGTTGACCGGAATCTGCTGACCGGCATTCGGGAAACCGCCGGAGAACTGGGCGTAAAGCAGAACCAGTTCGTGGCGTTCCTGCTGGAAAAGAAGTACATGTACCGCGACAAGAAAGGCAGGCTGACCGCCTACGCAAAGCCTCTCGCAGACGGCTTGTTCGAGCGGAAAGAGTGCATGAACGAGAAAACCCAGTGGAAAGGCACACAGGACCTTGTCACACCCAAGGGCAGGGAAACGTTCCGGCTGCTGATGGTCGGAGCGTAAACAGAAAGGAGCATCACATGACCCCGAACATACGAGAAGTCCGGGTGAATCCGAAGATGCAGTTCACCACCGATGAGCTGTGCCGGATGCTGTTCGGCAAGGGCGTACACGCCTTTGCGGCAGAGGTGCGAAACGACACCACCGGAAAATACGACTTCCTGCGGGAAGATAACAAGGAGGAAACCAATCGTGGAAGAAAAGAAACGAAAATTTAATTTTCATGCCGAAATTGACATGGCGGCAGAACGGTTGAATGTATCAATTGATAAAGGAAATCCAACTGTCGGCGATCTGTTGGTGTGTTGCCTGGGTATTACAAAGTATGTTGCGGTAACCATTGCCGACAACAACAAAAAAGCCAAACAAAAGGTACTGCGTGACATCGCCGCCATGGTTTCTGCAATGGCGGATGAAACACCGGACAAGGAGGACTGAATCATGGAAAATCAGAAGAAACACATTGAGATCCACATCAAGATGGACGAGAACGAGCAGATCGCCCCGAGTTCAAAGATAAGCAACGCCAACGCCGCCGAAGTTGTGAATTGCTACCTTGCAGGTGCGGTATACATCGCCAATATCATAGCAGATAGCAGCAACGGTGCGTACGATGCAAAACAGGCATTGGATGAGATGTTCAGAAGGTTTGCCGTTGTTCTTGCACACTTCGATGAAATCATGGACAAGGAGGACAACAGATGACCCTCAAAATGACCGCCGAGGAATACGACGGCGTGATAAAATACCTGCTGTCCCTGCCGATGAGTAAGGCAGACAAGCCGATGCTGGCACATCTGTACGCTGGCGGCGGTATCCCAGAAGTCCTCGGCGAAACCAGCAAGGAGCTGCGTGCCAGAGTGGCGATGAACGCTGTCAAGGCACACTGTGACGCAAAGAAAACCCCCGCACCGGCGGCAACCGGTAACGGGGGCATGGGTAAAAAATAACCATACTTATCATACCACGAACGGAGGAATTTGTCAAATGGAAACGAAACTGAAAGACAGCGAGATCGTTGCTGAACTGATCGAGAGCGTCCGGCACGACATGGAGATGCCGAAAGAAATCTGGAACCGGGGAATGGGACTGCTGCAGAAGTACCAGCAGTTTGAACGGAACGAGGAAGCTGCACAGGACAAAGCAGCATTCGAGGAGGCATGCAAGCGTGGCTGAGAAACACACCTCGGGCAAAACGAACGGCACGTTTACCATCTGCTATCCCTGCGGCAGGCTGACGCTCTGTCTGGAAACGTTCTTTCCGGTAACGCAGAAGAAGGCTCGGCAGCTGTTTCGCCTTATAAAAGAGAACAGCGAGGAAACCGAAGTGCAGGAGCTGCTTGTGTACTTACACAGACGGGCAGAACGCCTGCCGCCGGAATCCGCCAGAACAGCGGAACGCTGCCGGAAGAACGCCGCTCTTTTGTCTAAGATCACAGGTGTATCTATGAAAGACAGTGATGCTTTTGGGCTTTCCTTGGGAAACTAGTATTCCTATACGCTGTCCTTACTGCGGCAGCATCGAGAACGACGGCCACACCTGTAAATGGTGTTGCAATATAATCAATTTTACGGAGGTAAAACATCATGGAAATCACAATGACACTGACAGTCACACCGGAACAGGCGGCGGCGATCGCCGGTCTGCTGGCGGGCAGCAAGCCCCTGAATCCGCCGGCACCGCCCTTGCAGTCTGAACCGCTGCCGACAGCATCTTCGCAGCCGGCTCCGGTCGCAGCTCCGCAGCCTGCGGCCGTACCGGCTCCGACAGCCGTTCCCGTTAACACTGCGGTGCCGGTACAGCAGGAACCGTTGCCGACCGGCATTCCCACACAGGTGCGTGCCTACAGCGTAAACGATCTTGCAATCGCCTGCCGTCCTCTGATGGAAGCAGGCAAGCAGCCGGAGCTGCAGGCACTGCTGGCGGAGTTCGGTGCACCGGCAGGGCTTGCCTCTGTTCCGGAGAACCGTCGGGCAGAGTTTGCCGGAAGACTGCGGCAGATGGGAGGGCAGATCTGATGCCGGAAGAACACGCATTCTTATCCGCCTCCGGTGCACATCGGTGGATAAACTGCACCCCGTCCGCTGCACTGGAGAAACAGTTTCCCGACACTGCCGGCAGCTACGCCGCTGAGGGAACGCTTGCCCACAGTCTGGCAGAACTGAAACTGCGTAAGCAGTTTGAGATCATGAAGCCCTCGGCATACAAGCAGAGGCTGGCAGAGATCCAGTCGGACGAGCTGTATCAACGGGAAATGGACGGCTACACAGACGCCTATGCGGACTACATACGCAGCTTGTGCATGGCGTTTGCCGGAACGCCATATGTAGTCGTAGAAAAGCGGCTGGACTTTTCCCATATCGTCCCCGGCGGATTCGGTACAGGGGACTGTGTGATCCTGTACGACGACACGCTGCACATCGTAGACCTGAAATACGGAAAAGGCGTGGCGGTGTCGGCGGAGAACAACCCGCAGCTGCGGCTGTATGCCCTCGGTGCCGTGCAGGAGTACAGTCTGCTGTACACGATCAGACAGGTGCAGATGCACATTGTACAGCCACGGCTCGACAACATCTCCACAGATAGTCTGACCGCTGACGAATTGCAGCAGTGGGGCGAACGGGTAAAGCCGCTTGCAGAACAGGCGGCAAAAGGCACCGGAGAATTCCACGCAGGGGACTGGTGCCGGTTCTGTCGGGCAAAGGCACAGTGCCGTGCACGGGCGGTACAGATGCTGGAGATCGGCAAGCGGCAAACGGATACCCTGCTGTCTGATGCAGAGATCGGCAGTATCCTCACGGCGGCACAGTCCCTGCAAAGCTGGGTAAAGTCCTTGGAGGAATACGCCGAAAGGCAGCTGATCGCCGGCAAGGAGATCCCCGGCTGGAAGCTTGTGGAGGGCAGGTCGAACCGCACTCTCACAGATACCGATGCTGCATTTCAGGTACTGGAACAGTCCGGCTATGATGCCGCATTGCTATACGAAAGAAAGCCGCTGAATCTGACGGCACTGGAAAAACTGTGCGGCAAAAAGCACCTGACAGAGCTGATCGGCGGTTACATCGTGAAGCCGCCGGGAAAACCTACAGTCGTGCCGGTAGCAGACAAACGCAGGCCATACGCAAAGAAGAAATTAGAAGAAATGTTTGGAGGAAAAATATCATGAGTTTGAATGCAAATCAGTTTACAACGGACAAGGTAAGACTTTCTTACGTACACCTCAATCAGCCCCACAGCAGTGCTCCGGACGGCAGCAACCCGAAGTACGGTGTAACCATACTGCTGCCGAAGTCTGACGTTGCCACAAAGGCTAGGCTGGACGCCGCTTATCAGGCAGCGGTCAACGCCGGTGTCGGGGCAAAGTGGAATGGCGTAATGCCGCCGAAGATCGAAAGCCCGATCTATGACGGGGACGGTGTTCGTCCGAACGGGGAACCCTTCGGGGCAGAGTGCAAGGGGCACTGGGTATTCACTGCCGGAAACAAGAATCCGGTGCCGATCGTGGATATTGGTCAGAACCCTGTCGTCAATGCCGGCGACATCTACAGCGGTATGTATGCCCGTGTGTGCGTATCGTTCTACGCCTACAACTTCTCCGGCAAGCGTGGGATCGGCTGCGGTCTGGAGGCGGTACAAAAGCTGGAGGACGGCGAGCCCTTGGGCGGCCATGTGTCCGCAGCAGATGCCTTTGGCGGTGCAAACGCCTATGCCGGTGCGGCTGCACCTGCGGCAAGTGCTCCTGTACCGCCGCAGGGCTATGCACAGCCGATGCAGAACCCCTATGCAGGGCAGTATCCGCAGGCGGCACCGGCACCGCAGTACACAGCGGTTGATCCGATCACCGGTCAGCCCATTTACGGTGCATGAGCCGGCATCTGAGCATCGACATCGAAACCTATAGCAGTGTAGACATCACGAAATCCGGACTGTACAAATATGTGCAGTCCGATGATTTTGAGATACTGCTGTTTGCCTACAGCGTAGACGGTGGCGATGTAAACATCATCGATTTGGCGTGCGGAGAATCTCTGCCGGAAGAAATCGTGCAGGCGGTGTTTGATCCGAATGTACAGAATCACGCATACAATGCAGCATTTGAGTGGTATTGTCTGTCAAAGTATTTTCAGATCGAGCCGGTGTCGTGGCTTTCTCAGTGGCGTTGTACACAGCTGCACGGTCTGTACTGCGGGTATACCGCCGGACTTGCCGCAACCGGCGAGGCGTTAGGGCTGCCGCAGGAAAAGCGTAAGCTTGCCACGGGCAAGGCTCTGATCCGGACGTTCTGCACGCCGCACACCCCGAACGCAAGAAACCCGACCACTCGGGTTTTGCCCCGCCACGAGCCGGAAAAGTGGCGGCTGTTTCGGGAGTACTGCAAACAGGACGTGGTGACGGAAATGGCAATTGAAAGACGACTGTCCGCATTCCCTGTGCCGGAACAGGTGCAGCGGGAGTGGGAACTGGATCAGCGGATCAACGCTGCCGGTATCCGGCTGGACATGGATCTGATCGACGGGGCACTGCACATCGCCGGTGCGGTCACTTCCGATCTGATGCAGGAGGCGGTAACGCTGACCGGGCTGGAAAACCCGAACGCAGTAGGGCAGCTGAAGGGCTGGGTTGAAACACAGACCGGACTGACGGTGGAATCCTTGGACAAGGAAACCGTCAAGGAACTGCTTGCAAGATCGGAGCTGCCCGCAAAGGTGCGGCGGGTACTGGAGATACGGCAGGAGCTGGGGAAGTCCTCGGTAAAGAAGTACGAGGCAATGGTGAAAAGCGTTTGCAAAGACGGGCGTGTTCGGGGACTGCTGCAATTCTACGGGGCGAACCGTACCGGACGCTGGGCAGGGCGGCTGGTGCAGGCACAGAATCTGCCCCGCAATTACATCGAGGAACTGGACCTTGCCAGAGATATGGTAAAGGGACGGGACACGGAAATGATCGCTCTGACCTTCGGCAATGTGCCGGACACGCTGTCCCAGCTGATCCGGACGGCTTTCGTTCCGGCAAAGGGCTGCAAATTTGTTGTGGCGGATTTTTCAGCGATCGAAGCCCGTGTGATCGCATGGCTTGCAAAGGAAACATGGCGGCAGGAGGTGTTCCGCACACATGGAAGGATCTACGAAGCTTCGGCATCGGCAATGTTTGGTGTACCTATTGAAAAAATCAAAAAGGGCAATCCGGAATACGCACTGCGGCAAAAGGGAAAGATCGCAGAACTGGCATTGGGGTACGGCGGCTCCGCCGGTGCTCTGATCAACATGGGAGCCTTAAAAATGGGGCTGTCTGAGGACGAGCTGCCGGACATTGTACACCGCTGGAGAAAGGCAAACCCGAATATCACAAGACTGTGGTACCAGCTGGAGAACGCCGCTTTGCAGGCAGTGCAGACGTGTACACCGGTGGGCGTAAACGGCTGTATCTTCCGCAGAGAGGGCGACTTTGCAACAAAGCAGGATTTTCTGACTGTGCAGCTGCCGTCCGGAAGAAAGCTGTTCTATGCTCGTCCGCATATCGGAAAGAACCGGTTTGACAGTGACAGCCTGCACTATTACGGTGTAAGTCAGGCGGGCAAAAAGTGGGCGGATCTGGAAACCTACGGCGGCAAGCTGACAGAAAACGTTGTGCAGGCGATCGCAAGGGACTGCCTTGCAGTGACGCTGCAGCGGCTGGAAGATGCCGGCTATCAGACGGTCATGCACATTCACGATGAGGCGGTGATCGACTGTCCGGAAGAACGTGCGGATCTGCAGGCGGCGTGTGAACTGATGCGGCAGCCGATCCCGTGGGCGGCGGGGCTGGTACTCAATGCCGCCGGATTCGTGGGGGACTATTACAAAAAGGATTAGGTGGTGCTGACGAATGCAAAACGACAGAAAGATTACCATAACCACCGGCAGCAGCCGGAAAGCCACGCAGTGGAACGCCCAGCAGCTGCGGTGGTCAGAACTCGTGGCGAAGCTTGCAACGCCTATGCGGGGAACGGAAACGCTGGAGGAATATCTGAAGCTGCCGAAACCCAAACAGGACAGCTTGAAAGATGTAGGCGGCTACGTTGCCGGCACACTGGAGGGCAGGCAGCGGAAAGCGTCCGCAGTGACGGGCAGAGAGGTCGTCACACTGGATATGGACAACATCGCCCCCGGCGGTACGCAGGGAGTCCTGCAGCGGATCGAGGGGCTGAACTGTGCCTACTGCGTGTACTCCACCCGAAAGCACAGTGAAGCGGCACCCAGACTGCGTGTACTGATTCCGCTGTCCAGAACGTGTACGGCGGACGAATACGAGCCGATCGCACGGAAACTGGCAGAGTACATCGGCATGGAACAGTGCGATCCGACGACCTTTGAGGCATCACGGCTGATGTATTGGCCGTCGTGCTGTGTGGACAGTACCTACGTCTACACCTACGGGGACAAGTATTTCGCCGATCCCGACGGCATTCTGGGCATGTACGCCGACTGGCGGGACGTGAAACAGTGGGCGGGGCTGACTGCACCGAAAATCCCGCGGGGAACAAAGCAGGCAGATCCGACAGAGAAGTCCGGCGTGGTGGGGGCGTTCTGCCGGATATATGACGTGTACAAGGTCATTGCAGAGATCCTGCCGGACAAGTACACGGTGTGTGATACCGGAGATCGCTTCACCTATGCCGGCGGTACAACTACCGGCGGTGCGGTGGTCTATGAGGGCGGCAAGTTTCTCTTTTCCCACCACGCACACGATCCGGCAGGCGGCAAGCTGTGCAATGCGTTCGATCTGATGCGGCTGCATCTGTTCGGCGACAAGGACAGCGATGCAAAGCCGGATACGCCGACAAACAAGCTGCCGTCCTATCAGGCGGCGTGTGATTATGCGGTCAAAGACACCGGCGTAGCACAACTGCTGCTGCAGGAACGGTACGCCGCTGCTACGGCAGCGTTCGGGGCTGCACCTGCGGAAAATGCGGACTGGATGCAGCTGCTGCAGGTACATTCTGAATCCGGAAAGCCCCTGAAAACCACAGACAACGTACTGATTATTCTGGAGAACGATCCGAATCTGAAAGGAAAGTTTGTTTTCGAGGAATTTTCCAACCGGATCCTGTGCTTGGGTGCACTGCCTTGGAACGACAGTCCGGAGGTGCGGGACTGGACGGACAATGACGATGCCGGACTGCGGCACTACATCGAAAAGGTATACGCCGTGACCGGAAAGGACCGGATCAGCGATGCGGTGAGCCTGTGCTGTCACCGAAACAAGATCAATGCCGTGCAGGATTATCTGAAAAGCCTTCCGGAATGGGACGGTGTGCCGAGAGTGGAAACCTTGTACATCGACTATCTGGGAGCCGCAGACAGCGCCTATACCCGTGCTGTGGCGAGAACGTCCCTGACTGCGGCAGTGGCACGTGCCATGATCCCCGGCATCAAGTACGACTATATGCCGGTTCTGGCAGGTCCGCAGGGGCTGGGAAAATCCACGCTGCTGCGGCTGCTGGCACCGAAGTGGTTCAACGACAGTCTGACAACGTTTGACGGAAAGGATGCATACGAAACCATACAGGGATCTTGGATCATGGAGCTTGCGGAACTGGTGGGAATGTCCAAGGCGGACGACAACAAGATCAAGCAGTTTTTGTCCAAGCAGGAGGATATTTTTCGGGAGCCCTACGGCAGACGAACGGGGCGGTACCCCAGAAGATGCGTATTCTTCGGCACGACCAACGAAGAAGAATTCCTGCGGGACCATACGGGAAACCGGCGTTTCTGGCCGGTGGAGTGCGGTGTACAGCAGCCGACGAAAAGCGTATTTACGGAACTGGCGGCGAATGTGCCGCAGATCTGGGCAGAGGCACTCACACTGTGGCACAACGGCGAAAAGCTGTATCTGCTGCCGGAGGTAGAGGCGTACGCAAAGCAGGCACAGGAAGAACACAGCGAGCACAGTGCGAAAGAGGGCGTTATCCGGGACTTTCTGGATCGGGAGATTCCGGAGGACTGGGAGAAACGGACGCTGTTTGAGCATAAGATGTACTGGGCGGGCGGCTTCGCCAACGACAAGGAAAAGACGAAACTGAAACGTCGGGAGCGGGTATGCGCTGTTGAGATCTGGTGCGAGGCGTTCGGCGGCGAGATCCGCTATTTCCGGAGGTCTGATGCGGCGGAGATCAATGCAATTCTTGCTAGGATCCCGGGGTGGGAACGATGCCAGAAAACTATGAGAGTAGGCTGTGCATACGGTGTACAAAAAGGATTTATCCGGTGTAACCTTCTTTGAAAAATGTAACTTTGACTAATTTATGAAAAGTTACATATTACAAAAGGCAGTTACACAAAAATGCACCGAAAATGCGTACTTATTCCTATAATGTAACCTTGTAACTTTATTTTATATATAGATATATAAAATAGGGGGATAGGGGGATATATAATATACCTAATACGCCTAATGCGTGTATGTATACGCGTGCGTGCGTGAGATCACAAAACGAAAGCGAGGATTGACATGGACGATGAAAAACAAGTGGAACGCTATCTTTGCCGCTGTGTACGGCGTATCGGCGGCAGGGCATACAAGTGGACGTCGCCGGGCTGCTGCGGCGTACCTGACCGTCTGGTATTTTTCCCGGGCGGCGGGATCGTGCCGGTGGAACTGAAAGCACCGGGGCGAAAAGGCAATCTATCCAAATCCCAGCAGCTGCAGATAAAGCGGCTGGCTGCGGTCGGCACGAAAGTCTATGTGCTGAGTACACAGGAGGAGGTGGACAAGTTCATGCAAAAGCATATCACCGCGTATGGACTGCCGGAATGAAGTTCACGCCGCACCCCTACCAGCAGTACTGCATTGACCGGATCGTATCCGATCGGGCACTGGGGCTGTTTCTGGATATGGGGCTGGGAAAAACGGTGATCACACTGACCGCCGTACAGGAGCTGATCTATAATCGGCTGCAGGTGTGCCGGTGCCTGATCATTGCCCCGAAGAAAGTTGCCGAAGCTACATGGAACACAGAGGCGGCGAAGTGGGATCATCTGCGGCACCTGCGGTTCTCCATGATTCTGGGCAGCACACAGAAGCGGATCCGTGCAGCGTGCAGTCCGGCAGATGTCTACATCACGAATCGGGAGAATGTCGTCTGGCTGGTGGATTATTTCAAAAACGCATGGCCGTTTGACATGATCGTTATCGACGAAAGCAGCAGTTTCAAATCCAGCAAGGCAAAACGATTCAAATCTTTGACGTGGATCCGACCTCATGTGCAGCGGCTGATCGAACTGACCGGCACACCGGCACCGAACAGCATTCAGGATCTGTGGGCACAGCTGTATCTGCTGGACGGCGGTATCCGTCTGGGGCGGACTGTCACCGGATTTCGGGAGATGTATTTCAACAGCAATACCCACGGCGGACACTTCACGACCTATGAGGCAAAGGAAGATGCACAGAAGGCCATACAGGACAAGATCGGCGACATCTGCATCAGTATGAAAGCCGAGGACTATTTGCAGCTGCCGGAATTGGTGTATGACACGATCCCGGTGCAGCTGGACAGCAAGGCAGCGAAAGCGTATCAGCAGCTGGAAAGGGAAATGCTGCTGGAGGTGGACGAAACTACGATCGATGCGGGGTCGGCGGCAGCGTTGTCCAACAAGCTGCTGCAGCTGTGTAACGGGGCTGTATACGACGAGAACCGCAGTGCGGTAGAGATCCACCGGTGCAAACTGGAGGCGTTTGAGGAGCTTCTGGAGCAGCTGCACGGGGCACCGGCACTGGTGTTTTACAATTTCCGGCATGACGTCACACGGATCACTACGTTGCTGGCGGGATCTAAGCTGCGTGTCCGTGTACTGCAAAATGCACAGGACGCAGCGGACTGGAACGCCCGTCAGATCGACATTCTGCTGGCACACCCGGCATCTTGTGCCTACGGGCTGAATTTGCAGCAGGGCGGAAACCACGTGGTCTGGTTCGGGCTGAACTGGTCCTTGGAACTGTATCAGCAGGCAAACAAGCGGCTGCACCGGCAGGGGCAGACGGCTACGGTTTTTGTACATCACCTTGCAGTGACCGGCACACGGGACGACGATGTCCTTGCCGCCCTGCAGGACAAGAACGCTACGCAGGACGCACTGATCGACAGCCTGAAAGCGAGAATACGCAAAGCGAAGGAGGCACAGCCATGACCACCAAACCCTGCGAAACCTGCGGCAAGCTGCTGATCGGCGTGAAAGGCGACCGGAGATTCTGCAACGCCTGTGCCATACGCCGGCGGAAAGCATATCAGAAATCGTATCGGGAGAACCGGAAGAAACGCTAACGCACGCCGAGCGTAAGCCTAACGCACGCGAGCGTTGACCGAGCATAAACCGAGCGAAAGAAAGGAAGATGACACATGACCCTAGAAACCCTGAAACAATGCCGCAAAGCCGCAGTCGATGTCAGAAAGGCAGCAAACCGCCTTGCAGAGCACAGAGCATCTGCCGGAAACATCGGCGGTATGCGGTACGGTGATACTCCTCACGGACGCGGGGAGCCGCTTGCCCCGCAAGAAGCATACATGGAAAAGCTGGAGCAATTGCAGGAAGATTGGTTCCAGTGCGATGAAGTTCTCGTGCCGCTGGCAAGAGAAGTGATGCGGTCGGCGTCACGCCTGCCATACCCGCAGAACCGTCTGATCGAAGACTATTACATCATGGGTGATGATTGGAGCACTATCAACGAGCTGCACGGACTGAACCGGCAGCAGTCCCGTTATCAGGTGCGGAAAGCCCTTGAAAAAATTCTGGAAAGGGCTTGACATTCAACATCATTTGTGCTATAATTGATAACATAAGATATTGTGCCTGACGGTGTAACGCCGTCGGGCATTTTTTATGCCATTTTAGCGGAGGGGAGGACATGGCAAATGCAGAAAACCTGATTCCATTCGATGAACGAACAGAGAGCGAACAGAGAGAAATCGCGAGAAAAGGTGGCATCGCTTCAGGAGCGTCCAGAAGGGCGTACAGGAGCCTGAAACAGGCGGCAAAGGCTTTTTTTCGGGAGAATGATGACGCGGCAATGCAGCTGATACAGGCACTCTACGAAGAAGCCCGAAACGGCAATGTGAAAGCTTTGGAGAAGCTGGAAGATCTGATCGGCGAAACCGTCCAGCGGGAAGAACTTGCCATGAAGAAGAAACAGGCGGCGGCACAGTCCAAGCCGGACAACGGCAAGACTGCGGAACTGATCGCCGGCATGCAGGAGGCGGCAGATGATCTACACGAAGAAGCAGCGGCAGCTGCTGGAACTGTGGAAGCGGAAGAAGCTGTGCCGGATTAACCTGCTGGAGGGCTCGGTGTCTTCCGGAAAAACGTGGGTGTCGCTGGTGCTGTGGGGCTTCTGGGTGGCGACCATGCCGGCAGACAAGCTGTATCTCATGTGCGGCAAGTCCCTGACCACGCTCAAACGCAACTGCCTGATACCGCTGGAAGAACTGTTCGGGCGGAGCAATTTCCAGTTTTCCACATCGGCGAAAGAGGCGTATCTGTTCGGACGGCGGATCCTGCTGGAGGGTGCAAACGATGCCCGCAGCGAAAGCAAGATACGCGGTCTGACTTTGCAGGGGGCGTACTGCGACGAGCTGACACTGTTTCCGAAGGACTTCTTCGTGATGCTGCTGTCCCGTCTGCGTGTCCCCGGTGCGAAGCTGATCGCCACCACCAACCCCGACAGCCCGGAACACTGGCTGAAAAAAGAATACATCGACCAACGCGCGGAGCTGGATATGCTTGTCGTGCGTTTTTTGCTGGACGACAACACCACGCTGGATCCGCAGTATGTGACCGCTGTCAAGGCAGAGTATACCGGCGTATTCTACAACCGATTCATTCTGGGGGAGTGGTGTCTGGCGGAGGGCATTGTCTATCCCCAGTTTGACCGGACACAGCACGTGCGGCAGCTGGACAGCCCGCAGGGCAAGTGGTACATCTCTGTAGACTACGGCACGCTGAACGCCTTTTCAGCGGGGCTGTGGTGCTATGACGGGAAGCAGGCGTATCGTGCCGCAGAGTGGTACTACAGCGGCAGAGCACAGCGGCGGCAGCTGACCAATACCCAGTATCTGAAGCACATACAGGCACTGGCAGGCGGCCGGAACATTGAAGCTGTCGTCGTGGACCCGTCAGCAGCTTCGTTTATCACGGAACTGCGGCAGGCAGGTTTTACCGTTCGGAAAGGGAAAAACGATGTGGTGGACGGTATCCGCAGAGTTTCCACGGCATTGCAGCAGAGAAAGCTGCTGTTTTCGCCGGCGTGTCAGGACTGCATTCGGGAATTTTCCTTGTATCGCTGGGACGAAAAGGCAGCAGAGGACAGACCGATCAAGGAGAACGACCACGCCATGGACGACGTGCGGTATTTTGTCAACACCGTTCTGCGGCAGCCGGTAACGCTGTCCCACTCCGGATTGACGTTGTGAGAGAGGTGAGAAAATGTTATATCCAAGACAGGAATATTACATCATGCCGCAGGAAGCGGAACTGACGGCGGAAAAGCTGGGGGAGTGGCTCCGCCGGCATCAGCGGGACTGCGAGCGTATGCAGTATCTGAAAGACCTGTACGAAGGGCGGCACCCGATCCAGCTACAGCCGAAGAAAGAGCCGTGGAAGCCGGACAACCGCATCATCTGCAATCACGCCAAGTACATTGTTGACCGGTTCAACGGGTTTTTCTTGGGGATTCCGGTAAAGACGATGCACCCCGATGAAGCGGTTTCGGCGGAACTGGAGGAGATCCAGAAGTACAACGATCAGGACGACAACAACGCGGAGCTGTCGAAGTACTGCAGCATCTACGGCAGCGGCTTCGAACTGCTGTACACCGATGAAGATGCCAGAATCCGCATCACCTATCTTTCGCCGCTGGAATGTTTTCTGATCTACGATGACTCCGTGGCAAGAAAGCCGCTGTACGGCGTGCGGTATTATAAAAATACCGACGGCGAAACTGTGGGCAGTGTGTTCACGGCATCGGAGGTGATCCCGTTTTCTGACAAGGACGGTCTGCACTTCGGTACACCGGAGCCGCACTATTTCGGCGGTGTGCCGCTGATCGAGTACATCGAAAACGAAGAACGGCAGGGTGCTTTTGAACAGGTGGAAAGTGCGATCACCGGCTATGAAAAGGCAATTTCCGAAAAGGCAAACGACGTGGACTATTTCGCTGATGCATACTTGCTGATGCTCGGGGTAAATGTGGACAAGGACGACCTGCACTTCATGCACAGCAACCGCATCATTCACGTGGGAGAACTGGACGCGGAAGAACTCAACGCTGTCCGAGTGCAATTTTTGCAGCGTCCTTCGGCGGACACCACGCAGGAAAATCTGCTGAACCGACTGGAAGATCAGATCTACACCCAGTCCATGGTGGCGAATATTTCAGACGAGGACTTCGGCGGCAGCTCCGGCACGGCACTGGCGTATAAATTACAGCCCATGCGGGATCTTGCAGCGGGGAAAGCGAGAAAGTTTTCCAGCGGCATGAACCGGCGTTGGCAGCTGGTCGCGGCTTCTCCGGCTTCCAGAATGCCAGCAGACGCATGGAAAGCGATCACGTACCGGTTTACAGAGAATCTGCCGAAGAACCTGCTGGAGGAAGTACAGGCAGCCGCACAAATGGCTGGAATCACTTCCCGCGAAACCCAGCTTTCCGTGATCTCTGCGGTGGACGATCCGCAGACGGAGCTGCAAAAAATCGAAGCGGAAAATGGCACGATTCCGGAGGACAGCTACAAAGCGGAACGCAGTGCCGGCACAGAGGTGACTGCCGATGCCGAATAAGTCCTCTCCGGTGTACTGGCACGACCGGAAAGTACAGTATGATGAAACCCTAGGCAAAGACGAAAAGCGGCTGTACAGCAAGCTGGCGGCGTACTATGAGAGAGAAGCGGCACGGCTGGACAAGGAAATTGCGGCGTACTACGCCAAGTACAGCATCAACGGCGTTTTGTCGTACCGGAATCTGCTGGAAACGCTGCCGGACGAGGACAAGCTGCTGCTGATCGAACAGCTGGACGAGTTTGTGAAAAAGTATCCGGCGTATGCCGACCTTGTGCCGGTGCGGGAATCGATCTACAAGCTGAACCGGCTGGAGGGACTGCGGCAGTCCATTGCCATGCAGCAGCTGCACATGGGAGCCTATGAGCAACAGCAGGCGTTGGCGTTTTTCCAGCGTCAGGCTCTGCGGTACGCCAACGGTGCGGCTTCTTTTCTGGGACTGGGCAGCAGCTTCTGCCGGCTGGACAGTGATGTCATTCGTGCCGCGGTGGGGAACAAGTGGTGTGACGGCAAGGACTTCTCGGAGCGTATCTGGGACAACCGGAAGAAGCTTGGAAACACCCTGCACACGCAGTTCGTGAACGGTGTAATCCGCGGGGACGATTACCACCAGCTGGCACGGCAGATTCGGGCGAAGTTCGTGAAAGTTTCCCAGAAGAACGCAGAACGGCTGACCTTTACGGAGGACACGTATCTTTCCAATGAAGCGGCCATGCAAGTGTTTGAACGGGAAGCAGCGGTCACGGAATACGAATATGTTTGCACCGGTGATGCGGAAACCTGTGACATCTGCCGCGGGTTGAACGGGGAACGGTTTCCGATCTCCCAGCGTATGCCGGGGACGAATTTCCCGCCCATGCACCCATGGTGCCGGTGCTTTTTTGATCCGGTCATTCCGGAGAAAAAGACGTTGACTTCTGGGGCGGATAGTGGTATAATAAAAACAGGACTTAGGATTGATCCACAATTTTTTTCAAACAAAAATATTCCTAAGATGTCAACGCTGCAATTGGAAAAGTCCATTAAATCGTGGCAGGCAGAAATAGAAGAACACAAGAAGAAAATTTCTAATCCGAAAAGTTTTTATCCAAATTGGGATACTTTTGAAGAACGGTATCAAAATGGACTGAAAAAACATTGGGAACATGAGATAAAAACATTTTCCGACAATATTGAACAGGCAAAAAATGAAATAAAAGAGCGAGGTGATTCTAATGAATGAGAAAATAGGCTATCTTTTGTCCGATTTGCTGGACGAAATGAAACACAGGAAAGAAGAATCTGATAATGCGTTAAAACAAGAAAAAGATTCATTTGAAGAAGGACGGAACCTTGCATATGCTGAAATAATTGAAATGATAGAATCACGTGCTAACATTTACGATGTCGATTTAAGATGAAAAAAAAGATTTTTTGGAGCTGATACCGTGGCAAAAAACGACATGGAAGTTATCATGTACAAAATCCTCCGGTACTTGTACGAGTGTATGAAGACTGGGAAAACGCCGGATTTGGCAGACATCATGTGGAATTGTAAGATGTTTGACATTCCAAAGGCATACTGGCTTGCAATCATGCGGGAGCTGATCGAAGACGGGTATGTTGGCGGCTTGCGTTTTGTCGGTGCAAAAGACATGGAACAGGTGCTGCAAGTCGGGAATATCAAGATCACCAAAAAAGGGCGTGACTTTTTGAAAGATGAATCTGTGCTTTCCAAGATCAAGCCTGTTTTAGGCACTGGATTTGAAGCCCTTGTAACTGCTGTGGCATCTACAATTATGCCGTAAAAATATTTTCAAGGCTTCTCAAAATGTGCGGTATTTTGAGAAGTAAAACCGAATATCACAAAAAGCATCTCAAACGAGGTGCTTTTTTCATGCCCGAAAGGAGAAACCTATGGAACAAAAGGCAAAAGAAATCCTGCTGGAAAAGCTGGAAGAAATGGCAGAAGTCACACCTGATGCATTTGACGACCTGCAAGGCTATGCGGTGTTGTGCAGTGCTATGGCAGAGGTGTGCAACGCCATTACACAAAAGGCATAAATCAGCCCCGACCACGGGCATAAACTGGCGGAGGGCGGAAAACAAGAACAATTCAGCCAGCGGGTACGGCGTTCTTATTTGTAAAATCAGCATCTGAGCAATCAGGTGCTATTTTTATACCCTAACGAAAGGAGCGAGGGAACATGCAGATGCTGTTTTTCCACGGTACATTCTGCCCGCCCTGCACATCAACGCAGAAAGCGGCAGAGCAGTATGCCGCAGAGGTTGGCGTGCCGCTGTATACGTTCCGCTGTGACGATGTGTACGGCGGCAACGATATGGCACGGCAGAATCACGTGCAGCACATTCCGTGTCTGATTCTGAAAAACGATGCAGGCGAGGAGCTGACACGCACCGAAACGGCACACACGCCGGAAACGCTGCATCAGTCGTTTGATGCGTACCTGAAGGAGGTGAAACCAAGTGCATGATGAGGGAAATCCGAATATCGACACTACCGCCGCCGGAGCAACCGCCGGCAGCGAATCCGAAGCCGCAAAAGGCTCCGCAGAAAACGCTGCCGGTCAAGGGCAGCAAGCCGAACCGCAGGGAGAAATGACCGCAGAAGCCGTTGCCGCACTGGTGCAGAATGCCCTGCGGGACTTCGCACAGCAACAGCAGGCACAGCAGACCGAAGCGGAAAAGCTGGCAGGCATGAACGGCACACAGCGGCTGGAATACGAACGGGACAGCTACAAGAACCAGCTGGAACAGCTGCAAAAGCAGATGAACCTGTCCCAGATGCAGGCGGCCGCACGGTCGATGCTGGCGGAAAAACATATCCACGCCGCAGACGGGCTGATCTGTGCCATTGTGACGGAAGATGCGGAAACCACCAAGAAAAACGTGGAGGATTTTGCAAAGATGTTTACCGATGCAGTGGAAGCCGCTGTCAAGGAACGCCTGAAATCCGACACGCCGCGAACCGGCGTACCGGCGGGAAAAATGACCAAGGAACAGATCTTCGCGATCTCGGACGCAGAACAGCGTATCGATGCCATTCGAAAGAATATAGACCTGTTCCAGTGACGAAAGGAGAAAGAACATGGCAGTACAGGAAAACACCAACTTGACCACCGACTTTGCGAAAGCACAGTCCATTGATTTCGTGAACCGCTTTACCGGCGGTATTAAGAAGCTGCAGGAGATGCTGGGCATCACCAGACGGCAGGGGCTCTCGGAGGGCTCCACGATCAAGACCTACAAGAGCAGCGTCACACTGGCAGACGGCAACGTGGCGGAGGGTGATCTGATCCCGCTGTCCAAGGTGGAAAAGACGCTGGACAAGACCTATGAACTGGCATACAAGAAGTACCGCAGGGCAGTGACTTTGGAAGCGATCCAGCGGAGCGGATTCGATCAGGCAGTACAAGAGGCGGACACCGCCCTGCTGCGGAAGATCCAGAGCAACATTCGCACAGACTTTGCTGCTTTCCTTGCCACCGGTACCGGCACGGCTGCCGGAAACACCATGCAGGCGGTTGTGGCAGATGCATGGGCGAAGCTGCAGGTGCTGTTCGAGGACGACGGTGCCGGAAAGGTCATCGTTCTGGCAAACCCGATGGACGTTTCGGCTTATCTGGGCAGTTCGGACATCACCACACAGAACGCGTTCGGCATGACCTATTTCAAGGCGTTTCTGGACGTATCCATGATGACAAACGCCAGCGTGCCCAAGGGCAAGATCTATGCCACTGTTTCGGATAATATCAATCTGGCATACCCGTCCATTTCCGGCGGCGAGATCAGCAAGGCGTTCCACTTCACCACCGATGAAACCGGTCTGGTGGGCATCACACACGCCGCAGACTACAGCCGCACCAACTACGAAACGATCATTCTGACGGCTCCTACCCTGTACGCAGAGCGTCTGGACGGCGTTGTGGTAGGCACCATTTCTGCGGAATAATGGGGCTGCTGGAACGGGTGCAGGTTCGACTTGCCGGCGAGCCGAAAACAGATCAGACAGAGCAGCTGCAGGAACTGTGTGATCTGGCAAGCGTGCGTATCTGCCTGCGGGTGCGGGAACCGACACTTCCCGACCTGCTGGAACCAATTGCAGCCGATGCCGTGGTGAAGCTGTGGCGGCGGTGGAACTATGAGGGGATCTCCTCCGAAAACGGGGACACCATTTCCACCAGCTTCGTGGAAGACGTTCTGGCTGAGTACGACGACGAATTCGCCGCGTACGCAGAACAGCAGGACAAGACCAACGGCAAGAAGCAGATTCACTTTTATTGACGACTGGGGGCGTGTGATGCGGTATTTTACCATTGCATTCTTGACAAAGGAAACGACCGGCACGGACGTGCTGGGGAATCCGGTCACAGAATGGCTGACTGCAAAAACGTGGTACCGCGGGCGGTTTACGGAATGGAGTGCAGAAGAAATTGCACTGGAAGGGCGGGAAGTCACCAAGTCGCAGCGAAAACTGCTGACAGATGCCCCGCTGTCTGTGTGCAGAGCTGCCGACGGGGTACAGGCGGACAGCGGGGAAACATTTCGTGTGCAGTCGGTCAAGGACCTTCACGGTCGGTGGCGGCTGCTGTATGTGGAAAGGTGGCGTGTATAATGGCAGGATTTCAGATCGTGCTGGACGGCATGAAGCCGTTTGCGGCAAAGCTGCAGGAGAAGTCGCAGGAGGATTTTCTGAACTGCTGCAAACGTGCCACGCTGCTGCTGCGGAACAACGCCCGCAAGAAAACGCCGGTTGCCAAAAGTGCGGTATATCAGGACGCTGCGGGCAACACGATCGGGCAGCACAAAGGCGGCGGTCTGCGGCGTTCCCTGCGGCTCACCATGCCGTCTGAAACGACAGACGGTGAAGTGGGATACACCATACACTATGCACCCCACGTGGAGTACGGGCACCGGCAGACGATCGGGCGGTATGTGCCGCAGATCGGCAGGCGGCTGAAAGCCGGCTTTGTGTCAGGGCAGTATTTTTTGCGGGGAGCCGTAGAAGAAACCAAGCCGTCGTTTTATCGTGATCTGAAGGAGGAACTACAGAAATGATGTATCGCAAGCTGGGCTTTGCCGAACTGGCTGCGGCAGTCTTACAGGTTCTGCGGGAAAATACCGCGTATGATGTGTATGACGCTGTGCCGGAAGATGCCGAAAGCCCGTTCCTGTTTGCCGAAGTGGTGGGCAAGCGGGACAGCTCCAGTAAAACCACATGGAAAGAAACGTTTGTGCTCCATATCCACTGTATCGCCAAGCCCTCCCGTGCAAGGACAGAGGTGTATCAGATGATACAGCAGGCAGAGGAAGCCATGACAGCACCGCTGGAACTGCCGCAGGGCGTAGAGTGCCTGACACAGACAGAAACCGGCGTACAAGCCATGCAGCTGGACGAAACCGGCGAGTGGCATGCCGTACTCGGATATGAGATCATGACAAGCTATGGACTGAAATGCAAATAAGGAGGAAGAAAAATGGCTGAAAATTTTGACAGCAATGTATACTGCGAGTTTCCGGAAGCGGTCGCAAAGGCAGGCAAGGACATTCTGATCTGTCTGTTTAACTCTGACGGCTCCAAGCTGCTGGCGATTGCCGGACAGCAGAGCCTGACGATCAACCGCAGCGTGGACACTGTGGACACCACGTCCAAGGACACCAAAGGCGGCTGGAAATCCCAGATGGCGGGCATGAAAGAGTGGTCGGCTGACACCGACGGTGCCTATGTCATGGGTGCAGAATCCCACAAGGAACTACAGAAGTACTTCACAAGCGGCGATCTGATCTGCATCAAGATCGTGGACATCAAGGAAACCAAGTCGCTGTTTGGCGGCATGGCAGTTCTGACAGAGTACACGCTGGAAGCACCGTTTGACGATGCAATGACGTATTCCTGCAGCTTTGCGGGAAACGGACCGCTGGTAGACCTGACAGCACTGTCTACAGAAGCTGCCGGAAAAGTTACCGCAATGCCGGCATAAGGAGGAATAGAACATGGCACAGAAAACCTATGAGATCGACGGAGAAACCTATCACCTGCACTACAGCATGGCAAGATTGGAAGCCGCAGAACAGGCGGCAGGCTGCTCTGCCTTTGAGATCGTGGCGGGCATGTCCCAGAACCGGACACCCCGCATCGCAGTTGTCAAGGCATTTTTTGCCTATGGGCTGATGAACAGCGGCGGCGTATATGCTCCGCTGAAAAAGGCAACCGCATTCGCGGAAAAGGAACTGGAATCCAGCGGCTATGTCACTGTGACAGGGGAAGTCTATGAGCAGCTGGCGGGGGACTGCGGTTTTTTATTCCAGTAAGGCTCGTTCAGCTGGAATATCTGGGCGGAGCTGCTCCCAAACCCAAAAGCAAGCAGGAGGCGGCGGAAGATGCACGGTATCAAAACGTGCAGGATTTCGCCTTTTTTGCTGCGAATTTTGGATATTCCAAGGCGGAATACATGGAGTTGACTCCTGCGGAAAAGCGATTCCTGTTGAAAGCCTACGAAGAAAAAGTGGTTTCCGATTCCACGCTGCTTGCCGCGGCGGTCGCCAATGCCGTGGGGAATGTGCTGCGGAAAAAGGGCAAAAAGCCGAAGAAGCTGTGGCAGAAATGCCCCCAGCATGCAGACCCGCAGGAACGGCAGCGTATCGTAGAAGCCGCGAAAAAAATCGAAGCAACAGAGGGAAAAGCATGGGTTGATCTGATCTATCAGGCAAACGGCATGCGTCGGAGAAAGGCGGTGAACACAGATGCGTGAACCGGAGTTTTATACCGTGCAGCGTTCCGGTGTACGGTTTGACAGCGACGGCATTTCCATTAAAAACGCAGACGGCAGCTATCACGTCTACTACGGCGTGTCCTACGACATGCTGCAGGACGCGGTCGAACAGGGCTTTGTCAGTGCTTCTGCTGTGTGCCCGACGGTGCACAGCTGGGAGGACTGGGGGCTGTTCTGGATAGATGCAGAGATCACGCCGCCGGAGGTGGAAACGCTGATCGAAACCGTCCCCGGCAGAACGGGAGTGCTGGACTATTCCGAAGTGCTTGCGGGAATGCCGGTGTATCACAACCGCACGGTCACGCTGACATTTTGCAAGCTGGGACCTATGAACCAGTGGCACGAGGACTACAGCCGTATCCTGTCGAAGCTGCACGGGCAGCGGTCAAAGTGGATACTGGATACCAACGCCGGCTATTACTTCGAGGGGCGGTGCAGCGTGTCGTCTGTGCGGGAGGACGGAGCGTACAGCACGTTTACACTCTCTATGGACGCAGCACCGTTTCAGGTGTCGGTACAGGACACCATTTCCGACTGGCTCTGGGACCCGTTTGATCTGGAATCCGGCATCATACGGGAGTATCGGGGCATCACCGTCACACAAGAAGAAGCGAATGTCACGGTATACGGCTGTGAAAATACGATTCTGTATCCCACACTGCTGGTGACTGCCGTATCCGCAGGGGACTTGCAGGTGACAACGCCGCAGGGAGCCATTCTGACTTTCCAGATGCGGCAGGGTGAAAACACGTTTGCATCTGCTTTCCCGCTGCGTGCCGGAAAGAACACGGTGCGGTTTCGGTGTAAGAGTACCAACAAGGCGACCATCGGCATTCAGTTTCGGGAGGTGCGTTTGTAATGGCAGCAGTGTACACGGTCCGGTTTTATCCGTACAAGGTGTATGATAATCAGCACTGGTACACCGGTGAGAAATACCCGTATGCAATGCTGCATGACCCGACACAGCCAGACCGTTTTCTGATGGATACGCAGCTGGAAATTGCACAGAGCAGGTCCGGCAATTTTACGTTTACGATCACCAAGGAAAACCCGCTGTACAGCCGGCTGCGGCAGGACATGCAGTGGGAGGTGGCAGTTTTCCGTGACAGTTCCAGATGCATCTGGGCAGGGTATCCTACCGAACGCAGCACGGACATTTACGGAAAGACCATATTCACCTGCGAGGGGGTGCTGGGATACCTGAATCAGGTCTATCTGCCGGCATTCAGCTTTTCCGGCATATCTCCCAGCGAGTTGATCAGGCGGGTGGTTTTCAACTGGTACAACACAGAGATCACGCCGGATTCCGGCGAGGACACTTCCAAGAGCCGTCACAAGTGTTTTGCAAACGGCTATATCGGGGATTTTGACACCGATGAAAACGGGAAAGAGCGAAAGATCACCCGTTATACAGACAAGTCATTGACGGCTATGGACATTTTGCAGACCAGACTGGTGGACTACTTCGGCGGCGATCTGCATGTGAAAATGGCAGCGGCTCCGGAGGTGACAGACGAGCTGTGGGAGCTGCACTATCAGTCGCCGGACACGAGCAACATCAATCCGCACACGCTGGAAATCGGGAAGAACGTTGTGGAAGTGGACTATCAGTACGACACCCAAAATTTTTACACTGCACTGGTGCCCACGGACAAGGACAACAACATTCTGGTCACGGCAAACAACGACGTGCAGAGCGTGACAGACGGACACCAGACGATCACCGCCGTGCGGCGGAAAAACAGCGTGATCTTTCGAAACGTGAAGCTGGTGAAAACCTACGGGCTGCTGGTGGGCTTGTATCAGACGGAATCTGAAATTGCAGATTCGGCGAGCCTGATCGGTTCCACGTTGTCGAAAGCGGCGAACTTAAAGCCGCCGAAGGTGTCGTTTTCCGTACATGCCAAGGATACGACAATGCTGACCGGCGATGCACCGCTGGAGATTGGGCAGTATGTGCAGTTCAGGCACCCGCAAAGGACACTGCATGCAATGATGCTGATCTCAAAGATCACCATGAAGCTGGAAGACCCGACACAGAACGAAATTGAACTTAGCGGATACGCAGACGGAAATCCGCTGCGTTTCTGATGCAGAAAGGAGGGAAACAGAACAATGGCAGACTATACGCTTTCGGCAAAGATCACCGGTGATGCGTCCAAGTTTCAGAAAGCTATGCAGCAGGCGGAAGCGTCTATGCAGAAGCTGAACCAGAAATTCGGCAGTTTTGGCGGGGCACTGGAAACACTGGGCGGGAAAATGACATCAGCCGGCACCAAGATCACGGCTCTGGAAACTGCGGCAGGCGGGGCGGCGGTGGCTCTCGGCACACAGGCGGTAAAAGCCGGAGCGTCCTTCGAAGCCGAGATGTCCAAGGTTTCCGCAATTTCCGGCAGTACCGGCAACGATTTGAAAGCCCTCACAGACAAAGCCAAGGAAATGGGCAAGAAAACGAAGTTTTCCGCCACAGAATCCGCCGAAGCTTTTAAATATATGGCAATGGCGGGCTGGAAAACTGACGACATGCTGAACGGCATTGAGGGCATCATGAATCTGGCGGCAGCATCGGGCGAAGACCTTGCGACCACGTCGGACATTGTTACAGATGCTCTGACGGCGTTCGGACTAAGTGCATCGGATTCCGCAGAGTTTTCTGACGTGCTTGCTGCCGCGTCCAGCAATGCTAACACCAACGTGTCAATGATGGGCGATACGTTCAAGTACGTTGCACCGGTCGCCGGTGCACTGGGATACTCGGTACAGGATACCGCCATAGCAGTGGGCTTAATGGCAAACAGCGGCATCAAGGCGAGCCAAGCCGGAACATCACTGCGGGCGATCCTTTCCAGACTGGCGAAGCCGACCGAGCAGGTGCAGACAGCCATGAACGAACTGGGAATCTCTCTGACAGATTCCAACGGCAATATGAAATCCATGCGGCAGGTCATGGAGGACATGCGAAACGGCTTTTCCGGTCTGACCAAAGACCAGCAGGCAAATTACGCGGCGACTATCGGCGGGCAGGAAGCGATGAGCGGACTGCTTGCCATTGTCAACGCCTCGGAAGAAGATTTCAACAAGCTTACAACTGCCATTGATAACAGCAGCGGAACATGTCAAGACATGGCAGACACAATGCTTCAAAATCTTTCCGGACAATTTACGATACTGAAAAGCCAGATAGAGGGCATCAACGTCAATGTGCTTGAACAAATGGAACCCGGACTAATGGCCATTGTGGACTGGGCACAACAAGCTGCCACAGCGGTAGACGGCATGGTGACCGCATTTGGTGCCGCGAAAGATGCGGGCGGTGTCGGAAAAGGCATAGAAGCCGCAATCAAGGCACTGGACGGTATGGTGAGTGCCGGTGCAATTTCTGATGTGTTTTCCACAATTGCGGACAAGCTGCAACTGGTATACGACAAGCTGAAAAGCCTGAAGGATTCCGGCGTTCCCATTGAAAAAATTGCCGCTGCTGCGGCTGCACTGGGACCGGCTCTGGTCGTTGCCGGAAAAGCTTCCACAGTATTGGGCGGCGGCTTCCAGAGCGTTTCCGGTATCATCGGTTCACTTTCCGGCGTGTTCGGCGGAGCCAAAAGCGAAATATCAGGGCTGGCAGGCTGGTTCGGAAAGTTTAGCGGACTGCTGAAAAATGCAAAAGGTTCGCTGCTGGCTGCCGGCGGGGCATTTCAAACACTTTTCGGGAAAATGAAGCTGATTGGCGGCGGCATTTTCGGAAAAATCGGCACAGGGCTGTCTGCTCTTGCTTCGAAATTCTCCGGCATCACCGGACCGATCAAAAACGTTGCCGCCCTGCTCGGTGGGAAAGTTTCCGCGGTATTTGGAAAAGTAAGCGGGGTGTTCAGCAAAATTGGCGGCGTGTTCGGGGCTGTCGGAGAAAAACTGGCACCGTTGATCAGTGGGTTCCAAGACTTCGCTGTCAAAATCGGCGGGGCATTGTCCAGTGTCTTGCAGGTCGCCGGCAGCTTCGGCGGGCAGTTCACTTCCATTTTGATGAAAGCATTCGGCTTCGGGGCGATCGGCGGCTTGATTCTGGTGGGTCTGGGACTGATTCAGAAGAACTTCGGGGACAAAATCGGCGAGATACTCACCATGGTACAAGAAAAAGCACCGCAGATCATCACGGACTTCTGCACCGGTATCACAGAAAAGATTCCGGAGTTGATTTCACAGGGTGCGGCATTGGTAGGAAACCTTCTGGATACGCTGACAGCACTTGCCCCTTCCATTATCAGCGGCGGTGCAAATATTTTGGTCAGCCTTGCCGCCGGATTTGCGGAAGAACTTCCAGCTCTGTTAGAAAAAGCAGGCGGATTGATAATTTCCATTGTACAGGCACTGACTGAAAAATTGCCTGTGGTCCTGAATACCGGCATGCAGATCATCAGCAGTTTGGTGCAGGGCATTTCCGGCTTCCTGCCGGAGCTGATTCCTGCGGCAGTAGAAATGATACTGACACTTGCGGATAGCTTGGTAGACCAGCTCCCTGATCTGATCGACAGCGGTATTCAGCTGCTGGAAGCAGTGGTAGAGGGCATTCTGACGGCACTGCCGAAAATCACGGAAAAAGCTCCCGAGATCATTATGAAGCTGGCGGACACCCTGATCGAAAAAGGCCCCGAGCTGATTCTCACCGCCGCTGAACTGATGATAAAGCTGGCAGAAGGACTGATTCAGGCAATCCCCACACTGGTCGCTAAGATTCCGGAAATCGTCCAGCATATCAAGGACAAGTTTCTGGAAACGGACTGGTCGGAACTGGGGCGGCAAATGATGAACCTACTGGTAGACGGTCTGAAAGCGGTTGCAAATCTGGCAATCGGCGGCATCAATCTGCTGATCGACGGTGTGAACCTGATACCGGGCTTTAATATACCGCAAATACCCTATCTGGCACACGGTACAGAGAACTGGCAAGGCGGCTTTGCCCGCATGAACGAGGGCGGCAGAGGGGAACTGGTAAATCTGCCGGACGGCACACAGGTGATACCGCACGACCTGAGCCGGCAGTACGCAAAAGAAGCTGCACGTATGAACAGCGGCGGCTATGCGGTCAGCATTGACTACGTGGCAATCGGGAACGCGATTGCAGAGGCAATGGCTGGTGTGGATATGCACACCACGCTGGAACTGGACGGAAAAGCAGTGGCAGACGTGACAACACCATATATCGACAAGAATCTGGGGCACAGAGCCCAGCTGTCCAGTCGGTATGCAAGGTAAGGAGGCAGACACATGGCAATACTGAACACCGCTACCGGAACGGTGGCAGGAGATGTGGCACAGATTCGCACGGCAATTTACGGCAGGGAAGTCCGTGCGTCCATTGCAGAAGCAATCGAACTGCTGGACAGCAGCATCAACGGCGACGGGGAGGACAGCTTAAAAAGCCGCCTTGCTGCGTTGCAGGCGGAACTGGAAGCCCTGCGGAAAGAGGCAGAAAGCGTACCGAATTTGCAGGAACGGCTACAGGCGGCAGAAGCAAAGCTTACAACGTTGCAGGAGGACATCAGGACACTGCAAAACCACGCTCACAATATCGATGCGGGATTTGTGCCGATGTTTGAGGCAGGGCACAGCGGGCTGAACTGGACGGTGTACCGATGGGCAGACGGCACCACAACCTTTGACCGTATCAGGGAAAACCCTGCTCTTGCGGGAACGGAAATCATTCTGGGCAATGCCAGATACCGGTACGCGAACGCGGTAGTAGGAGAGGACGGCGTAGTTCCGGTGTTCTGCGGCAGACTGGAATTTCAGGGCATCGTAGACGGCACAGAAGACGGCGTTGTCAACGAAAGAGGACATCATCTGCCCTGCGGGTACTTTATCACAGAGAGTACCTCCGGTGATGAGGAACTGGTGCTGTATGACGCGGACGAGAACCGTATCGCCGCCGATGCAGACGGCGATCTGGAACGGTGTGCGGTCTTGTACGGGGAAGACAATACCGTGAAAGGTTTCCGCATCGGGAAAGACAAAAAGGTGTATCTGAGCGACCTGCTCCGGCGGCTGGATACACTGGAAGCAAATCAATGATATGGGGGTGATACCATATGCCGGATATATCCAGTTCACTTTCCAAGCGGGAGGTCAACGCACGGCAGAATACCTACACGAAGTCGGAAATCGACCTCAAAGACGGTGCGATACAGGCAATCGCCGAAGCCGCCCAGACTACGGCAGATGCCGCGGAAAAGAAGAATCAGGAACAGGATCAGTTGATTGCGGAGTTGCGGAAGTCGGCACATACACACAGCAACAAAGGTGTACTGGACAAGATAGAGCAGCCGTACACCACGGCAGAACGGGACAAGCTGGCAGGGCTGGAGAACTACACTCACACTAACTATACTGCACACGAGAAAGGATTTTACAAGGTCGCCAACGACGGAAAAGGGCATGTCACGGACGCAGAAAAGGTGACAAAAAAAGATATCACAGACTTAGGCATTCCAGATAAGGATACTGATACAACGTATAAACTAGCGATAAATACCGACGGTGGTAGTGGAAATTCGAAAAATAACACGTTGTATTTAAAGGGATCTGATGGGTCATCGTACTCACTGCTGTTTGACTTCGCAGACGTAAATAACTACTGCCATCCCATATGTAAGCTAAAAAAGCTTAGCGATGACTATTTTATGTTAACTGCTGGTGTCCTATATGCTCCAACGGAATGGCATTTTAACCAAAATGGCGGTGATACAATATCCGTTGATATTGGATATACAGATGTTGACGGAGCAAACAACCACCTAATAACTGATTTTGCAAACGACATTCTGGTGCATAACGTAGTGAGCCAAAATTGCAGTACTACTGTAACGGGCTATCAAAATTTGGTGGAAGGAAATGCAAATAAAGTTTATGGAAACAATAATCTCGTTGGCGGTGAGCATAACCAAATCACGGAGCACGGAGGCAGTTCGGTAGTGTCTGGCTATGGGCTTTACTGCGATGCTGTAAATCAAACGGTATTAGGTCGCTATAATGCCAAAGACCAAGGCTCCGTTGACAACGCTTGGAACTCATACTACGGTAAATATGTACTAATCATCGGAAACGGTTCTGACAGCAATACGGGGCGTTCAAACGCATTTGCTGTAGACTGGGACGGAAACTTGTGGTGCGGGAAAGATAAAACATCGCTGAATGCTCAGGTAGCGTCTAAGCAAGACAAACTCACCGCCGGCACGAACATCACGATCAGTGGTAGCACCATCAGTGCGAAAGACACCACCTACAGCGATGCCACGCAGTCTGCACACGGTCTGATGACTGCGGCGGATAAGAAAAAGTTGGACGGTATCGCTGCTGGTGCAACTAAGGTCGCGGTAGACAGTGCCTTGTCTGCTACCTCCACAAATCCGGTGCAGAACAAAGCTGTAAAAGCCGCACTGGACAGCAAGTCGGCATCTGGTCATACACATGCGATGATAACAAACAGCGCTCTTTGGGTAAGCGGTGCCAACAACACTGCAAAATGGGTTAAGCTAGGCACGCTGGTATCCTCCGGTAATTTCAGCAATGCCATGATACGTGTATGGAGCGGCGATGGAGCAAATGGTCGTGCGAACCAAAACTCTTCTTTTGAAGTTCAGATCAAGGACGGATGGCAATCCACAGAATCGGCGACAAAAGCGTGCGGCGTTACGGTCTATCGTGTCGACTGTAGTAGTGTCAAAGTCAAAGTGATCCCAACAGCACATGACACATATACCGTTTGGGCATATTTGCCGTGGGGGTACTGGAACGGAAATTATGCTGTATATGGCAAATACAAGTCTTGGACATATCAACATTTGATACAGTCTGAGGAACCAGAAGGCACAGGTGCCGACACAGCGTACTATGACCATGCATTTCTAACCAGCACCGTAGCCAACGCCACCACATGGAACGGCTTGATAAACGACGTTGATACATACAACTCGTCAGACACGTGGGTTTTAGTGAAAAAGGATAATCGGATTCAGCATCGATATGCGGGTGAACTGGACGTAAACTCCGCCAAAACATTGACCGATTCCGGCTGGGTAATCTGTCCCTTGGCTGTCACCGGCAAAACGACGTATCCAAGTTCTTCGAGCATCATTAAAGTTAGAAAATACGGCAAACTAGTCCGGCTTGAGGCAGTGGTCAAGTATACAACAGTGTTTGGAACAGGTCACAATGTGGCAACGATACCAGAGGGCTATCGTCCGTCTAAGCTGCAAAGAGAACACGGTATTATATCGACTGCAACGGAAAAGATTATGTTTGACGCAACCCTCACCGATACCGGCAGTTTGTTGTTTGCACCAGCAGGAAGCGGTTCATCAGTATTCAACCCTGCTAATTCGTATGAATGCTGTATGACTTATTTTATTGACTAGTACTTTGTAACATTTAAATATTGCATAAAATATTAATGTGTGGTATAATAGTCTTATCACCAGAAAAGGAGATTTATTATGCCAAGCACAAAATA